CCCCCCCCACTACTCCCCCAAAAACTTATTCTGATAATCCAACCCTTGAAGTTATTGAGTTTATAATTCTTGCCATTTTCTACAAATATTCACATAACCTCTTTTTAGCACTTTCAAATATTTCTTTATCCTTCTCAATTCCTATAAATCTTCTATTAGTATTTTTACATGCTAATCCTGTGGTTCCTGACCCCATAGTAAAATCTAAAACTAATTCACCTTCGTTAGAATATGTCTTTATCAACCATTCACATAGTTTAATTGGTTTTTGTGTATTATGTATAGTTTTCGTTGGATTATCAAATCTTAAAATACTATGAGGGTATCGATCTCCTTTATTATCAATCGATGATTTGGTAAATCCTTCTTTTCCATATACATTCATATTAATTCTTGTTCCACCTTTTGTTTTGTAAGGTTTCCCTTCTGTTTTCTGTGGATTATATACTGATTTATTTTTATTCTGCCATTCTTTCTTCAGTTCTTCATATGGTATAAAATCTTTCATCTCATTTATTTTATATAACTCTACAAGCTTATTATATGTCTTTTTACTACATATACAAAATTGTGATGAATTAACCCTATAAAAATGGTCTATTCCTTGATATGTAAGTTTTTTTTCTATTTCTTTGGTGGATAATCCTATATACTCTTTTATTTTTGATGCGTATTTTCTTAATTCTATATTTCTTTTTAGTTCAACATCATTATCATTATCTTTTGAAAATATATATATCATCTCGTGCTTTCTTAAAGGCGACTTATTACAGGATAAAAAACCAACTTTACGTGATTTCTCCCACACTAAATCATATCTAAACCATTTTCTATTACTGTTTATTAATTCATTTCCAAACTTCACAGTAGTAAAAAAGACATATATACAATTATCTTTACATATCTTTTTTAACTCCTTCCACATTCTATCTAAATCTATCTTAACATCCCACTTTAAATCAGTTTGTCCGTATGGTAAATCAACTAAAACCATGTCAATCTTCTCTTCAATAGACCCTAAAACATTAAAACAATCATCGTTATATATCTGCATTATATATACTCATAATAAAATAATAATCACATTTAACCCCTTGAAGTTATTGAGTAGTTTCTGTCTGTTCCCAGTTGATAGAAATAATAATAACCTCTGATTGAATAGAATCTAAAATTATGCAAATAAAATTCCATGTCTTCCATCATCATATCAAAATTGAAACGATACTTATGACAAATCTTCAAATGATTAATAACTTTGTTAAACGACATCTTATAATAGAACATAGAAAAGTCTTTATATATTAATCCATAAATGATATTACAATCTCAGCAACATCTTTTATCAGTAAATTATCCCTAATCCATTGCTTACTCTCTATCCTGTCTTTTATTATTCTATCTAAATTACCCATCATTATAAAAGCATAAACTTTACTAAAATAACTATTTAAGGGGCATACAAACAAATCAAGAGCAATCCTAAAATCTTCTAATCTCTTTGTAGGCCATGTTCTTGCTGCTTCAACAATATCATCAATACATTCTATCATGGCATTTAGAGAAGCAACATTCTGAGAGTGTAAAACTCCAATAGTATGAATATCGTGGACATACTGCTCATTGCACACAATACAATATTTATTCATTATATATTATAGCCTTGAATAAAAATCCAATAGTTCTGTTTCCTTATTCAAATGCTTTGTTGTTTTTAAATGTTCTATTAAGTGAATACGAGCGATGCAGTTCAAATTGCATATATCACACCTATGAGTTCCATCTCTTCTCATTTTCTCTCTATATTCTCTTAAATATCTCTTATTACCTAATTCGCTTACTCTACGAGTTGCAACATTCAATTCTGGTTTTTCTAATTTAATAAACATTTGCTCCATATCATCAACAATAACTTTATCATCAATATTTAAATACCATAATGCTTTAATCTTGAAATTATTTATTCCACAAGTTCTCATTGTTTGGTGTAATCTTGTCTTTGATCCATTATGAGCTCTTCTTTGATGTTGATAAAATCTTTCAAATAAATTAGCACCAGTTTGTCCTATATAAAACTTATTACAACATTTACAACTTAATTTATAAATCTTGTATACCATTATATAATAGTTGTTAAAAAAAATTTTAAATTCTTATACGCACCTATATAAAGAAAACTACGCCACTCCTTGGACTTTTAAGACTAACAACATAATGAGAATATCTTCTTTGCCTTCTTCTTTATCTTAGTTCTGTGTTTATGCGTCTCAATCACAATGTCAATCATTTCATTAATTATTATAACCATCTCAAGGTCTAAATCAAATAACTGAGCCATCTTATCAACCACAGCTTGCTTTTTTTGTTTTCCAGTCATATCATCGAAAACACTAAAAGATTCAATCAACTCTAATAAGACCTTTGGTATGTCTCTTTTCTCCCTTTTTTTATCTGACATTATTATATATAATATGAATAGAAAAGAAGTTAAACAGAATAAACACCCTTTAATTGACCTAACAGATATTCTTGAAATGTTGTTTTTTGACCACCAATTCGCGAAATGCGGCTGTTGTAGGAAAACATGTCATCAAACGGATTTGCAAGTTAAAATAGGAGGGAATGGTTGGATGATTATATGTAAAAAATGCAATCGTGTAAATTATTTTAATCCGTAATAGTATAATGAATGATAATAAAATTGTTATACATGAGCGGAAAGATGCTAATAAAAACGGCATTCCAGATGATGAAGAAATGCAGACCTGTTGTTCTGGGACTTCTGACAGAAGGTATGGTGTGTTTCTTATTCAGTTGTTTATTACAATATCGATTGTGGTTCTTTGTGTTTATAAACTTGGTGAAGACCTCGGTTGTGAGCAATCCCAACTCTATAATTCTCTTTTATCTGTTGTTGTTGGTTTTTGGCTAACAAATATTAAGAAAGAATGATTATCTTAAATCACTCTCAGGACGCTTTACAGCATCTTCACTTCGTTCAGGACTACTATCTATTTTATATGATATTGAACTATCACTTTTACTTCTTTCGTTATTTATAATCCAATCATTCTTCTGAAATATTAGATTATAGATTGCTCTTGTTGAAAGTGGTGGAGATTGTTTTTCTTCATTACTCCATAAACACCCCATATAATAATTATAAATATTTTAATATACTTTTTGTAATCTAAATAATCGTGTCTGTAATGATGATGCTACATTAGTAGGGAATTGAACGGTGATTTCAAGAGTAGAAGCAGTAGTAGTATTTATTGGTTGCACGTCCATCGATCTCGTCCCTCTGAAATCCTTACTATCCGTGCCGTCCTTGTTATATGTAAAATCGAAATTCGTTGCTATTGAACCAGTTGCTCCTATAGAGCGGATAGTAAAATCTATCTCAATCTCAAAGGCATTATCTCCCGCATTGGCATCTTCTACAGCGAACACAGGGGTCTGTGCTAAAATATTTCCGTTTTCTTTTAGTTTAATTTGTATCTCGTCTTTATTTTCAAATGAGCAATCTCCAGCAACAACACAATGAAAACTATCTCCCACTGAAAAACCATCTGCAGGGATACTCAGAGAACCAACACTAGTAGCAGGTAAAACAGATTGCTCAACGGTATTATTAATTAAAGTGCCGTCACTTGTGCCAGCATACACGCCTCCAACTGCTGTTAAATTATTAATACCAGCTACATTAATTATATTATTATTATCCATATTTAAATCAGTAAAAGAAGTTATTTCAACTGCATCAATAGTTAATTTTGCTGTTGGGCCGATAGCATGAGTTATCGCATTAGTCGCTGCCATATCAACAGTATCACCAACCAATCTTAAATCTGCTGTAGCAAGACATTCAAGTGTTGTATTACTTGAAACCAATGAAGTATTTTGTATTTGATTTCCATTCATATTCATGTTTCCATAACAATCAACTATATTGGTGAAGAATTCCATATTACTGTTGGTTAAAATCATATTATTGGGTGTTGTTATTTGAATATTGCTTAACCCCCCTTGTGCGGATAATACCAATGGTCCGTCTTTATTTTCTACTCGTAAATCTGCCCCAGATGGATTATTTTTTATGATTTCATTAGCATCAATAATATCATTATTACCCATCTTAATATCACCTGTCATAGGTTTAATACCATTAATCAAAAATGCATTAACATGTCCTCCGTCTCCTAATGCTCCAGCATTTAGATTCGCCAAAGTTAAATGGTCTGTTGCTGGACTTGATGTGCTTGTTAAAATATCCGTAGTAGGATTCATAATATCAATACTATACCCACCAGTAATAGGATAAATCTCAGGGTCTGTTGTTAGTGCTGATGTATTCTTCCATTCAAGCTCAATATTGGCAGGAAATGTTGGCAAAGAATATTGGTCGAAACTTTGAGAAAGATGCTCTGGTGCTACATAATAATATGGACCAATAGTTGTTCCTGTTTCATTAGTGAAGGCAATCTTTATTAAAGTTGCACTAAATCTTGTGATATAGATATTCCAGTTAAAACCTCCTACATAATTAAGATTCTGAGAACCAGTATATAATGTAGCAATTAAGATATCATCTAATTCAATTTGAATAGTTCCAAAAGTTAATCTAAGAACACCCTTAGGTGATACTTGAGGAGTTGTAGAAGTTATATTCCAAGTTCCAAATGCTTTTATTCTTATTTGAGCAAATGTTGGAAAGTCGTCTGCTTCAATAACTTTTGAACCATTACCTACTGAATCAATTGTTTGATAAGTATTATATGCCCATGCTGTATTAGGTTGTGGAGTCACCATATAATATTTATTTGTAATAACTCTCGCAGTTCCAGTTCCACCCCCAGCATCTTTAAATTCACAATTCCCTAATGCGTCAACTTGTGTTAAAACTTGGTCTATTGTTCCTTTAACAATTGGCAGTTTATATTCAGTATTTATTTCAATTCCTGTTGCTGGTGTAAATGATTTTATGCAATCTGTTTCTAAACAAGAGGGTGGTTGTATCTTAACATCTCCAGTATATAGAACATCTCCCTTAATTTCCATATCTCCGTCAACTTCAAGATCTCCTGTAATACGAACATCTCCTTGATGCAAGTTATCTACTGAAAAGCCGTTAATATTCATTGTATTATAATATAACAAAATATAATAGAATGAGATTTATATTAAAATTACCAAGTGATATATATTTATTCTCTTGCCTTCATCTCTCTTACATTAACAAGCATCTTAGTATTCATCTTTAACTTTTCAACAAGTTCTAAAACTTTTTTTGTATTTGTTTCCGCCACAATCCTTTCAGTTAATACTGAATTTGTTTTTAAAAGTTTCTTAATAGCTGCATCATGTGAATCTCTCTTTTTGACATTCTTCTTATTATTCTTAACCTTCTCATCATTAAACTTAACAACCTTCTTTTCAACTGGTTTCTTTTTTTGTTCTTCTATCTGTTTCTTAATTGATTGAACTTCAAGATATAATTCAGTTCCTTTTTTCGGTGATGACCACCGATGGCCTTGTTTCTTTCTCTCTTCATTCCATTTCTTTAACGCAAGATTGTAGCTATTGACACGCTTCGGTTTATCTTTCTTTGTTTCTGACATTTTGATATACTATACTATATATTATTTTTCTGTTGTAATAACCGCACTTGTTGATCTCTTCTTTCGTTTCTTTCTAACAGACCGAGTTTCTAATACTGGTGATAGTCTTGCTTTCCATTTTTCATCTGATTCAATCTTTAACTGCTTTAACTCTTCTCTAATCTCAGCAATAGCAGAATCGTAATCCTTCCACTTGATAACATCATCTACTTTACATTCTTTATAATATCCAATTTGTTTTTCTAAAACAGGTGGAGCAGGAGGAATCTCTCCCTCTTCTTCTTCAATCTTCTTGGCATCTTCTTCTTTTTTGTCATCTTCTTGCTTATAACCTAACAACCATGAAAACATTATTGTCTTATATTATATAGATGGATAATAAACTCAAACAGAAAGCATTAAGTTTAGGGGCGACCGAGTTTGGTCAAAGTAATATGAAAGGTAAAAGATTTTATGTAAGATACATGGGAAAAAAAATACATTTTGGATCAAAAGGAGGACAGACATTTATTGACCATAGAGATGAAAAGAAAAGAAAAAATTGGAGAGCAAGACATTCAAAAATAAGAGACAAACAAGGACGATTAGTTCATAAGTTAAAAACATCACCTTCCTTTTGGTCTTGGACTCTCTTGTGGTGAGTTCATCTTTTTATGGTGTCTCTTAGTCTTCAAGTGAGAAGGTAGATAATATTTCTTTATAATAACACCACACTCACATGTAATACGAACATTATTCTTTTCAATTAATTTTTTAGCTCTGTCTTTATTATACTTATACTTATCTTTATGTTTTTCATAATATGCTTTAAAGTATGCATAGTTATACTCTCTTCTACTCTTCCATTTATATTTAGTCATTATCTCTCTGTCAAAATCAGACAAAGGTTTATTTACACAATCAATTGTTTTTACAATGTCATTAACTTCTAAAAGCAATTCATTTAAAGTTTGACAAGGAAAATATTTAATTAGATTAAATCTTACATAATCGCTATGAACGATTTTATAAGCTTCATTACTTAGATTTTTATTTTGTTTTAATGATGTAAGTCCTGCTCTTACACTTCTTGCTCTATTACATGTATGCGCAACATAAGACTTTTTTGTCTCATAACACCAAACACGATAGATTACAGAATATTGATACATATAAATAAAATATAGACTTTTCTTTATACCTAAAAGGTTGGTTGCTCACCATAAAGCGTAGATGATCTGAGTGATTCACCTTGTCCTTTCTGGTCTAATACTGGAGTCATGGTATTGTATATAATATTTTGAACAAAAGTATTGTTAGGATTAACTGGAAAATCTTGATAGTTTTCCTCAAACTTCAAGTCTGGAACAGCAGAAGGATTTCCTGCTTTCTCAAATCCAACTTTTTCTGGATCATCAAAATCATTATTACCTCTGTCAATACCAGCGTTTCTATATACAAGTTCTTGTTCTAATAGGTGCTGTTGCATTAAAGCATTATCTTCTAATATAACGCCGTTGACCGCGAAAGGCAAGTCAAATCCCCATCCAGCTTCTGTTAGAAAATCTGCTTTCTGGTCTTTTTCATCTTTGTATGGATCTAATACTTTTTGTGCTGGAATGATAAAATCTGGTCTCGCTTGCTGTGGTTGTTTTGTTTCATTCTGTTGTTCTACAATTTGTTTAGATGTAAATAATTTATCCTTTTTCTTTTGTTTATCTTCTTTTTTTCTTCTTTCTTCTTCTTGTATATCTGCATCTTCTGGTGTTGGACGAGCTATGGGTGCAACGTCAGGACTTGGTTGAGGCATAGAACCTGGCCCACGCGGAGGAGGTGGACGCCTTCGCAATTTAGCATCTGTTGCGGTTCTCTGTGCTGGAGGTTGTGCTGGAGGTTGTGCTGGAGGTTGTGCCGGTTGTGGTTCTTGTGGTCGAGTTCCTGCTCTTAATCCTAATGCTACAGCAATAGTTGATACTGCCATTAAAAAGTCAAAAGCGGTTTCTAAATTAGCAAAATCAGCAAGTTGTGTCTGAGCTTGAGTAAGTTGATTAGTTTGTCCGATTTCTGCTGTTTGTGCTTTCAAATCTTCAATAACATTATCAACATTCATTCCAGTTCTTGCTTGTAATGCTTGACGCTGTGCTTCTGTTGCTTGTTCCATAGTATCAATCATATCTTCAATATTTCCTCTTGCACGATTAATATCTGGCATAGTTTCTGGAGCATCGTCTCGTGCTTCAGGTGGTGGACGAGGTCGTCTTCCTTCTCTTGAATCTTTAAGTGCTTCTGCACGAATAGTTCCATCATCATCAAAATCTTCTGAAGATCTTGAAAACTTAGGAAGTGATGATCTTGCAATTGCTCCTGCCCCAACAAGACGAGCGAGATTTCTTGCTTTTAGTCTTTGTTTATCAGATAATCCAGCGACTTGACCAACCAATGCAAGACCAGCCGCAACATTACGAACATTAATTCTTGTTGCTTGTTTTGCTTTGAATAATTTATCAACTGCGCTTGCTCCTTGCTGTAATATTCTCATAGCTGCATTTAATACAGGATTAGTCAATTTTGTTTCTTCTGATAGTTTCTGTCTTACATCCTTTGCTTCATCTCTACTAAAATCCGCTCCTACTGCTTTCATTACTGGTTGTTTTGGTGAAACTTTAACTTCAACCTTTTCAACTCTTGGTGCTTTAATTGGTTTTTGTTCCTTAACTTCTCTTTTCTTTTGTTCCTTCTTCTCTGGTTTTTGTTCTCCCTTCTTAGGTCTTCCAACTTTTTTCATCGGTTCTCCTCGTGGTTCTTCAACAATAAATTCTTCAATTGTTCTCTGTCTTATTGTTTCTACAACATTTTGAAGTTCTCCACTTGGTCTTATCATGGCGTTTCTTAAATCATTTCTTTGTTCTTGAAAATCCTTAGTCTTTCTCAATGTATTGGTTGTTGGAACACTCTTTGCAACTTCAATAATAGCATCTAATGCTTGTTTTCCTTCTTCTGTAAAAAGATAATTCAATAATGCTTTCTTAGTCAATTTCTTACCAGCACCAACATTTGAAGCATCGCTTCTAATCTGAAATTTCATGTCTGGTCTTTGTGGTTTTTGAAGCAGTTGACGCTCTACTATCTCTTTGACAATAGGGGATACTATATCTCTTATAAAACTTTTAGATGCTTCACTCATTGTATATTATAAACAAATAAAATAAATTAAGTTCGTTTTTTTGATATAAACTTTTTTATTGTATATATTATAACAATGAGTGATAGTAAAGATTACATGAATAAGTATGATAGAGATTTGAAAGAATCTAAGGAAGAATCAAAGAAAGAATGCCCAGACCAAAAGGGATGGGACGAAACAAATTTCAATCCAGAAGCATTCAAAGAAGTTGATAAGAAGTATGAAGAAGAAGAAAAGTTATTAAGTAAGTTAAGATTCAAATCAGAAGAAGATAAGTATGTCTTCAATGCATTACCATTATTACCTACTCAGAAATTAGAAATAATCTATCAGTTGATAATTGAAAAAAATGATTGTATTGAAGCAGATGAAGATTTAAGAAAAGATATATTAAAGATTACTCAATCCTCTTAAAAACTCCTCAGTAAGGGTTTGCTGTGGATTTTGTTCAATAGAACTGAATAATCTATCAAGAGATTGTCCTCGTGAAATAAAATCAGCAATATTTCCAGCGGCTTCAGCATATTCGGAATATCCTAATGCTTTTGCGACAGCGGAGATAGCGGAAGCGGTTGCTTTGCCTTGTTTAGAAAGGTCTCTAATTTTAGAACGAAACTGATCAAAGGGTTTGAGAGCAGATCGTTCTATCTTTTTAATGCCTTGTCTTGTTGCTAATTCAAATAATGATGGCAGTCCTTCATCTAATTGCATAGGGATACGATACTTTGCTTCTTCTTTGAAATAAGAATTTACAGATTTCTGTAATGTTTTCTGAAAGTTTTGAGATTCATTTGCGTAGTAATTTCCGGCCTCACTCTGATTATTTATTAACTGAATTAGTCTGGCATCAAGACCTATGTCGTCAGCTCGTGCTTCTATAAGCTCTGCTTCCGTTGCCTCTCTATCCGTATCTCTGACTAATTGAAGATATGCTTGTGCATCTGTGGTCTGTTGATATCTATCTGGCTTGCGAACTCTACCTGAAAATACTAAAGATTGGTTTGCGAGTCCTGAGTTATTAAGTGTTATTGTTGCTAAGTCGCCTTCTGCGAATTCTGGATTATCAGTGCGAGGAGGTAACCATAGGCCTCTTTTAAGCTCATGTCGCTTTATGTTTAGGAATTCACGACCACTTGATGGCAATGAACCTAATTCTTGCATACTGATCTCTGAATTGAACATCAATGGGTAAGAACTTATCATATTGTTAGTTTATAATATATATCAATATTTTTAATTAGATTGTGATTGAATATAGGTTTGGTGTTTCTTTGATTTAAGGTGAATAGCTTTACATGCCTTTTGAATAATAGAACCACATTCACATGTAATCTTTATTTTATTTTTTTCATAATTTTCTTTTGCTTTTTGTATAAATTTTTCTCTATTATCTAAATAGTATTTTTTTTTCTTTTCTGCAATTATATGTTTATTGTCTTGATTATATTTATCCATATATTCTTTTTTACTTCTTGATGGTATAACTTTATTTACACATCTCATTTCTCTAATCCAGTATCCTTCTCGTTTATATAATTCTGATCTATTACTACATGGATATGTTTCTAAAAGTTCAATATATGCATCTCCACAATCAATAACACTATATGAAGTTAAATTTTTACCTTCATTATTTTCTTTCCATTTTCTATATTTAACATTATGGGTGCTAAATCTTCTACATAGTTGCTGAGTTGTTGATCCAATATAAATCAAATCTGGATTACTCCAAGAACGAATAGTATATATTTTTCCTTTTTCATACGACATTTTACTTTTATATACTATAATTTAATTTTCTTTAAGTATTATTAATCGTAAAAATATTTCAAACTAATACTTACCCTTGAATTCCCTGCTGGCAACAAATTTCCCTGACGATCCACAACACGGATATCTATTCTTTCAATATTCCTTGTATTCTTATAATTAAGTGTTGCGAGTTCATCATCGTTAGCTTGAAAATGAGAATATCCCCCAAAGGGAGTTTCAGATAGGTTAATTTGACCTACTATATTTATTATCCCGAATGTGGGATCGTTGCCCTGACCTGCAGCGATTTCTCTACTTTCAATATAAACATCTTGAATACCTGATAAGTCTGGAAGAAAAGGCATAGGAACAATTGCTGATGTAATGCTATTAGAAGTTTCAGGGTTTCCAACTAACGCAAAAGATGTATTACCATTTTGTCCTGAGAAAATTGTTATCTGGGTTCCAATGCACTGGAACAGTAACTTGCCAGTAACTGGATTTTGTGTAATAGCAACAGTTCCTGAGACTAATACTAAATTCATAGCGGCTTCTAATGCAGTGATGTAATCTGCTATAAGATACTGACCTTCTGGGATCTCAATTGCAAATGTAGCTGCTGGTGCAAGTTCGCTGAAAACAAAAATATTATTCTGGGCATCACCATATGCGGCTCCTCTAACATTGTAAAAACAATTACATAATGTTATAGTTTTCAAAATGGCGTAGTTTGATTCTTGAACTGAAACTCGTTCTTTCAAATAACAAACAAAATCTGAATTGCTTTTTGATTCGCTTATATCTTTATCATCATTTGATATGTATATCACTCGAGAATTTGCCATTTTTTTCTATTATATATATATACAACAAAATAATTATGTCTGCCCCACGTGAAGAAAATAAAGCCGCCTCTCAAGGCGTTATGTCAAACTTAATGCAACTTAACAAACTCACTTATCGTGTTCCTCCAAGTCTATCTGTTGCCAAGGAACGCCGTTATGTTGAAAACTTCGCTCAAGCTCGATCATATGGCGATTCTCAGACGATCGTCTTCAACTGCAATACTGGCTCTCAGTTCCTTGATTCTAAGCGTTCTTACATGACTTTTAAGCTTCAAACCACCGCAGGTTCTACCGGTGATCTTGGTGCTGGAAGTTGTGCGAATCTTTTCAGAAGCATTCGTGTGAAAGCTCGTTCTGGTGTAGAAGTATGCCGATTAGAAGGTGCAAATCTCTGGTCTCATGTTTACCAGCGATGGAACTGCTCTCGTGGTGCTTTTGCCACTGGACTTCAATCTCAGGGATATGGATCAGTTATTAGTGGTGGAAACCTTGATGGAACCGGAACAAACTTAGCAACTGGTGCGAATGTTGTCTTTCCTCTTCACTTGATTCCTTGTTTCAATCAATCTCGTCTCATTCCTCCTCAATTGGCGGATGGTATGATTATTGAACTTGAACTTCAAACTTTAGGAAATGCTATCTTTAGAAAAGCTGCAACTGGCGTTGCTCCAACTGATTACACTATTAGTGAATTAAAGATCCGCTGGGATGCTTATGATCTTGCTGATGCCTTTGATAGAAAAATTAACGAGATGAGTGCGAGAGATGGATTAAATTTAGTGCATCGTGAATACTACCGAACTCTTGTTTCTGGAAACCAGTCTGACTATCAGTATGATATTAAGAAGTCTTGCTCCAAAGCTCTTGGTGTCTATGTATGCCCTCGTCTTACCGCAAACATCGGCAATCTTGAAGCCGATTCAAATGTTCTAAATGACCAGAAGGTTGTTCGTTATCAGTTTCAGGTTGGATCCAGTTACTACCCTAATGCTCCTATGACTAATAATCCTATTGCTCCCGCCACTGACCCATCTGTTCAGTCTTCCGCAGAAGCATACTACTATTCTCTTGCTTCTTGGCATAGAACAGATTGTCGGAAAGACCAAGATATCAACCTTTCTCAATTCGTTGGTTTTAATTCAGGCGGTGCACAGGCTATTAAGATGGGTATTGCTTCCACTTCATTCTGCAAGTCTCAGGTCTCTGATCTCGCAGGTGTTATGGTGAACTCTGCTCGTGCCTGTAATGTTGATATTCAGTGTTCTGATGCTCAATCTCGTCGTCTTGATACTTGGTTATGTCATGCTCGTCTTGTCAAGGTGTTTTTAGAGAACACGGTAATCTCGGACTGAGTAACTAAAAAATATATTAATATATAATATAGAGATAATGGACGAATACGATTATGATAATTTCATTACAATAAAACCAAAAAAGAAGAAACTGAAAATACCAGATGAGATATTAAAGTCTGGTTTAGAGATTAAGGCATTACCAACCTTAAAAAGTAAAATAAAGCAAACTAAACTTATGAAGCAAAATGTCATTCCCAAACATCCAGCAAGAGTAATTTTTAACGGCAGAAGTGGTTCAGGAAAATCTAACTTGTTAATTAACTTGATGATAAAGCCTAATTTTTATAAGGGGTATTTTAATGAAACTTACTTGATAAGTCCAACTGCTAATAAAGGAGATGACTTGCCTAAATTTTTAGATTTACCAGATGACAGAATACATAATGAATTAGACCCAGATATAATTGAAAAGATAATGAATAACCAAATGGATAAAGTTCAAGAAAAAGGAATTGACAAATCCCCAAGAGTATGTGTGATACTTGACGATGTTCAGAGTAGCCCATCATTTATGCGGTCAAAACCTTTTACCCAACTTTTTCTGGCTGGCAGACATTATAACATTTCAACATTTATCTGTTGTCAGCAGTTCAAGCGTTTACCAAAAGTCTGCCGTTTACAGGCAACTAATATATTTTTCTTTCCTTCTTCATTAGGAGAAGTTGAAACACTATGTGATGAGAATTGTCCGCCCCTGTTAAGCAAAAAAGAATTTAAAGAAATTATAAAATATGCAACTAATGAACCCTACCAGTTCCTCCATATAAATATGTTTGTTCATTTCAAGGAGAGATACCGAAAAAATTTGAACGAGATATTGGAACTAAATGTGTAGATTATTTAATATATAAACAAAAAAAACCTATTATATTATTAAGATGACTGATAATAATACAATGAGGTTATGTGTTCAATGCAAAAAGTTTAAACCAGAGAACAAGGAGAACTTTCCATTAAATCGTAAGAGAGCAGATGGGAGTCTTATATTAAGAACAAGATGTAAGCCATGTCATAATGAATATCGTAAGCAATATAAATGTAGAGATATTGAAGGAAGAAAGAAAAAGGCTCATGTTAATTATTTGAAACATAGAGAGAAGGTTAAGAAGCGTAGCAACGATAGATATTATAAAAATAAGAAAGATGAAGAGTTGAGTATCTTAACAGAATTCTTTGAGGAAGAACGGAAAAAAATAGAAGAAATGTATTCTGACAAGGTTCAAAAATAAACTATATAAAGAATTCTAAATTAATATGTATAGAAAAAAAATATCTTGTTATAAATATACCGAATGAGCAGAAGAAATCCATTATCAAGACAAGACATTGAAGAATATAACAGACAATTACAACAAGAACTTGACGATTTTGAACTGCAACTCATCGGTGAGGAATTAGATATAGCCCAAGAAGAGATTATGGATGTTGATATCAATGATCCTATGCTATCTTTAATTGGGCAAGAATTTGACGTTATGTCGGAAGAACTAAAACTTTTAGAAGACCAAGAAGAAGAGGTTTTATTTGTTCCATCAGAACGAACACGAGGACAACGAAGGCGACGAGGAGAACGAAAAATAAGAGAACGAAAAGAAAGAAGAGTAATACGAACGATAAAGTTTAATGTTGATACTGCACTTGGATATAATGTGTATCAAGTATATCAAAAAGTAAAAGGTTTATTAGGACAGCGTATTCGTATTAAAACAATGGATATTGATACTATTATTACACTTCCTAATGATAATACAAAAGCTATGACTTTATTACATGAAATATTTATAATTGATAGTGAAGATGACAGATTTGATGCATGGACTGATAAAAATGGAGAAGAAATTATTCCTGTTGAAATTAGTGTATTGGCATCTGTGGCAGGTAAAAGAGCAGATCAGAAGTTTGCAGAAGGTATTCAGCATTGTTTGTTTCAAGGTATCAAAGACTGGGCGGTCAAAAGAATGGCAGATTGTAAAGGTAAAGCAAGACTTAGAAAATGGATTACTACTATCAATAATATAGATAAATATATTGAACGCTTCAAAGAAGGTATTCCAGAAGAAAACATTCAAGAAGTATGTAATAAATTACAAATTAATATTACTATTGTTCTTCCGTTGTTAGATAAGAATCTTATTGAATGTCATAGTAAGAAAAAAGCATTAAAAACATTCAAGTATGTCAATTCAAAGATAAATCATGTAGAGCATTACTTATTCAGAACTGATAAGATTGATTATATTGAAACTGGTGAAGAGATGCAAAAGATATATGATTCTATTAAAAATTACAAAGTATGGACTAAAAATAAATATGATTATACAAGTATCTTAACACCAACTAAAAAATATGTATTGAATTCTAATTATATGGATATCATCAATGATTTTGAACAAAAGACTGGGTTGAATAATGTGAAGATTTGTGATATTAAAGATATGAGACTATCTATGTTTGTTAGACAGGCTGTGCATTATAATAACATGATTAATATGAATGAAGATCTTAATTCTAATGATGAAGAAATTACTCATATTGACATGGAAAAAGCATACGCCAATTTTCATAAGTGTAGATGGTATCAAGGGTTCTGTGGTAAGATTACTGATTTCAGAAAGACAGATCGTGTTGTTGGTATTGGGCTATATCGTATTACTAATATATCTTTTGATAATTGTCATGACATGGTAAAGCAATATTTTGTAGAAAAAGAAGTATTAGATGTTTATGTTAATATGAATGTATATCCTTCTGTTGAGTTAATGTTCTTACGAGATATGGGCGTTGAGTTTGATATCGTTGAAGGATGCTGGGGAGAAAGAATGCATTTTACTATTCCAAAAGAAATGTATGAAAAGGATAGTAGAGGAATTAGACATTATTGTCGTTATTTTGGTTCTTGTAATTCTCAAAGATTAACAAAGAACTTATGGATGAGAGGCAATAAAGATTTCTTCAAGAATATCAAATCATATGATGGAGTTCATAAAGTATTCTTTGATGATATTAACAATGAAGGATATATTGAATATACTAAACCAAGCAACCGACACAGCTCACAAATTACTGCATTCATTACATCTTATCAGAGAATGTCTGTATTTGAGCAATTACTTGAATATGATTGTGAGGATGTTATTAGAATTCATACAGATGCGATTTTTGCTACAAAGACAGCAGAAATCAAAAATGTATTTAGATATCAAGAAAAAGAAATCAAGAAGTTAATTGGTGCAGATAAATATCTTACTGGAATTGAAAAGGGGTTATTGAGTCTCGCAGAAGCAGAGAATAGAGAGGAATATATTGGATTAGGAGAAGATGATTTGAATATTGAGTATCACCGAGGAGCTGGTGGGACAGGTAAATCTCATACTAATTTGACAGATAAAGGATTCATAAAAGTATTATACGCGAGCCCAACTTTGAAACTTTGTGCTGAGAAGAAAAACAAATACGGATCTGATGTTATTACTCACGCAAGATTGCTTATGAATGATCCTGAGCAGATTGGATTTGTATTAAGAAATTACAATGTGATTATGTTTGATGAGATTACAATGAGATCAAGAGCAGAGATTGAGAAGATTATAAAAAATTATAGTATGTGCAAGTTGATATTCTGTGGCGATGTAGGGTATCAATTACCATGTATTGAAGGAGAACAGATTGATGAAGAGTTTATGTTAGACAATTGCAGTATTGTCAAGGACTATGTAAAGAATTATAGAATTCAAGATGAGAAACTACTGAGACTTTGTGAAAAAGTAAGAGAACTAATTGATGAGAAGAAACATCGTATGTTTATCATTAGAGAGATTAAAGATCGGATAATGGATAGGCAACTTATCACTATTAATGACTTGAAATCTTTATATAATATTGAGGATATGGTATTGACGAGTATTAACAAGAGAAAAGATGAGATTACAAAACTATTCAAGGGTAAGTTTGAAAAAGAGAAATACTATATTAAGGATAATAATAATCCAGAATACAATACAGCAGATATTGTTATTAGTGATGGTAAAGTAAAGAGTGGAAGAGTTCAACATGCATTTACTGTTCATTCAATTCAAGGAGAGACATGTGAGACAAGATTATTTATAGATTTATACAGAACAAGGAGTTCTCAAATGATTTACACAGCATTATCAAGAGCTAGAAAAATGAATCAGATATATTTGATGCGTTAGGATTTCAAAATTATTATATTTGCTAATTTATAAAAAAATGGAAGTCAAGGATAGAAATCGATTTGAGGAAAAACTTAAAGATTATCAGAGGGTAAATGTTCAGGATATCAAAGCTGGTGATCATGTAAGATATATTCGTAAAGTATATAATAGTTCAGATTTTAAATGTATTTATGCCGTAATTGATTCCTGCGAAGAAGATCAAGATATCTCTATGCATTCTTATGTTCCAGAGAATTCAACAGAACCGCCTTATTCATGGATTCTTAAAAGCAAATCAGTTCCATATGTAAGATTTTATAAAAAGGTTAATAAATAAACTATATAAGGACATCTTGTATATATATTAAAATGAGTCAATTAAAGAAATGCAATAATTGTAAGAAAGAGAAAGAGATGTCTTGCTTTGTTAGTTATATTGGAAAAGAAACAAAAACATGTGATAGATGTCGTAAAATTGGTTTAAAATCAAAAAGAAAATCAAAATGCAAACATAATATAGAAAAAACAAGATGTAGAGAATGTGGAGGAGGAAGTCTATGTAAACATAATAAACGAAAATCTTATTGTATAAAATGTGGCGGTGCATCATATTGTGAACATAAAAGAATGAGACATCAATGTATTGATTGTGAAGGCATTTCAAGATGTAAACATAAAAAATTAAAACAATATTGTAAAGAATGCAAGGGAGCAAGTATATGTAAACATAATAGAGAAAAAAGACGATGTAAAGAATGTAAAGGAAATAATATTTGTAAACATAATAAAGTCAAAAGAATATGTAAAATATGTGATCCAAACGGAAATTTAATTCATTGTATACGAAGCAGAATTTATCACGCATTAAAAAGAAAAAAAACAAAAAGAACTATGGAATATCTCAGATGCACTATTGAAGAATTTAAGAAACATATAGAAGACCAATTTCAAGAAGGAATGACTTGGGATAATCATGGAGACTGGCATATAGACCATATTATTCCATTATATTATGAAAACCCTTCTATTGAAGAAGTAATTGAACGACTACATTATAAGAATACTCAACCTCTATGGGCAGAAGAGAACATATCAAAGGGCAATCGTTATGTTGGATAATCTCAATAACTTCAATGGGTTAAATGTGATTATTATTTTATTTTGAGTATATATAATGCAGATATATAACGATGATTGTTTTAATGTTTTAGGGTCTATTGAAGAGAAGATTGACATGGTTTTAGTTGATTTACCATACGGACAAACAGCTTGTAAATGGGATACTAAAATTGATTTAGATAAGATGTGGGAAAAGTTAAAAAAGATATGTAAAGATGAATGTATATATATTTTTTTTACTACTACTAAATATGGAGTTGATTTGATTAATAGTAATAGAAAATGGTTTAGGTATGATATTGCGTGGATTAAGCATCTTCCTGTTGGATTTTTAAATGCTAATAAAATGCCTTTAAGAACCCATGAAATGATTTATGTATTTTATAAGAAAAGGGGAACATATAATCCGCAGAAAACAGACGGAAAAAAATACAAACATAATGGAAGAAATGATGCCAATATATATGGGAATATAAAAACTATTAAAACTAACAATACAGATGGAAAAAGATATCCAGTAAGCCACATAAAAATAAAAGTAGATAGAAGAATAAAACACAGAACCGCAAAGCCAGTAAAACTCTGTGACTGGTTGATTAAGACATATTCTAATGAAGGTGATGTTGTTTTGGATTTTACTATGGGATCAGGAAGCACAGGAGTATCATGTAAAAATACTAAGAGAAAATTCATAGGAATTGAAAAGGATAAAAAAATATTTGAATACGCAAAAAAGAGGTTATTTGAATAAATAAAATGTAAGGGGAACTTACCGATAAAAAAAGGTTAAATTTTTTCTGAAATAAAGGGTATAAAGAAAACTTATGTTATATAGTATAGGACAATGAATAATAATATGAATATTGATTTTGAGTTCAAATACGAAGATTGCTACTGCTATGATTGCGATAGATATTTTTCTACAAATAAAAGATTGAAAAATCACCTTAAATCAAAAGTTCATGAGAAAGAAGTTAAAAGAGGACGAGGACAAGATAATATTAAAGTTCTTATGAAATATGATGTAAAAGATATAGAAAGGCATATTGAGACAGAAGAGATTAAAATGTTAAATACTATGTTTCATATAAGGCAGTTAAAGGAATATGTGAAAGAGTTAAAAATATACAAAAAACAAGTAAAAAAAATAGTATTAGATAATAAAAATATGTGCTTAGATTTATGTAAGATAATATGTGAATATTTGTAGAAAATGGCAAGAATTATAAACTCAATAACTTCAAGGGTTGGATTATCAGAATAAGTTTTTGGGGGAGTAGTGGGGGGGAACCGAAACTCTGTTAAGAGTTGAGGTTG